AAGGATCACCAACAACGACGACGCGGCCGAGATCAAGCGGCTGTGGACCGAGTTCGATGCGTTGCAGCCGCATATCGAGGCACTGCAAGAGAAGGGCAAGCGGCTCGAGCGGCTGAACGGCGAGCTGATCAAGTACACGCTGCCGCAGACCATTCACCAGCAGTCGAACGGCGTGCCCAACGAGCGGCGACTGAGTCCTGGCGACCAGTTCGTCATGTCCCAGGAGTACCGCCACCTCAAGACGGGCGGCCGCTTCGACAGCCAGCTGCACCGTAACGAGTTCAGCGTCACGCTCGACAACGGCACCAGCCTGATCTCGTGGCAGAAAGCGCTCGAGGGCAAAGCTCTGGTCTATTCAGGCACGGGTGTCGGCGGCGCGCTGGTGCAAAACGACGTCCAGGCCGGCGTGCTCAGCATCCTGCAGCGCGAAATCAACGTGCTCGACCTGATCCCGCGATTGCAGACCGACTCGGACACCGTCGAGTACTTCAAAGAGGACACGTTCACGAACGCGGCAGCGATGACCGCCGAGGCGACGGCGACCACGGGCACGTCGGGCAGCAAGCCCGAATCGACGCTCGCCTACAGCGCACAGACGGCCGCGGTCAGGACGCTCGCCCACTGGGTGCCCGTTACAAACCGCATGCTGGCCGATGCGCCGCAGATCAGGGGCATCATCAACAGCCGACTGCTGCTCGGCCTGACGCTCGCGCTCGAGACGCAGATTATGACTGGCGGTGGCACGGGCGAGGACTTCACCGGGATCCTCAATGCAGGCATTCAGGTCCAAGGACTCGGCTCGGACAGCGTGCAGGACGCGATCTTCAAGGCGCGCACGTTGGTCAGGGTGACGGGCAAGGCGCGACCGACCGCGATCGTGCTGCATCCGAATGACTGGCAGAGCGTCAGGTTGGCTCGTGAGAACGCGGCATCGGCCACGCTGGGTGGCTACCTGATGGGCCCACCGAGCATGACCGGCGCGACCACCCTCTGGGGCCTGCCAGTGGTCGAGTCGGAAGCCATCACCGAGAACACCGGCCTGGTCGGCGATTTTTCCATGGGGTGCAGCCTTTTTGACAGGGAACAAGCTGCGGTCCGCGTAGGCCTGATCAACGACCAGTTCATCCGAAACATGCAGACGATCCTGGCCGAGCTCAGGGCGGCGTTCGTCGTGTGGCGACCGACCGCGTTTGCGCGCATCACAGGCATCTAGGAGGACGCTATGTACAGGGAGCAACCTGACCCGCCGCCCGAGCCCGAGGACGAGGGCGACGAAGTGCCGTCACCGGAACCGGCACCCGAGCCGGCCCCGGCGCCCTGACTGATGACTGGCCGAGTGGATACCGGAGCGACCTATCGCGTGGGACGTGGCGGGGTACGTATCACGTGGCGCGACGGGTCGACTACCAGCCACTCGGCCGGCACCACCTTCGTGCTCGATCGCCCACCGCTCAAGATTGAGGGCCGACTGTTCCGAGTGACTCGGCGGGGCACGACGAGTTACGAGGCGCCGGCCCTCACCGCGGATCACGGCTGATGTACGCCAGTCTGGCCGAGTTCAAAACCTGGCTGGAATTCCCGGTCGAGGACGACGGGCAGATGGATCACCACCTCGAGCCCGTCCTGCTGGCCGCCGAGCGCTGGATCGACCAGCATTGCGGCCGTCACTTCGGGCTCGAAAATGAAGCCACCAAGCTCTACTACCCCAGCGATACGAGCACGCTCGACGTGGTCGACCTGATCTCAATTACGACGCTCAAGCTCGACACTGCCAGCGACCGCACCTACGCCACCACCCTGGCGACGACCGAGTACGAGCTGCTGCCGTACATGGATTCGACCGGGCGGCCAAGCGCACGCTACCAGCAGGTCAGGATCTGGCCGGACAGCACGCACGCCTTCGTGGTCGGCGAGCTGGCCCAGATCGTGGGTGACTTCGGCTATGTCGAGGACGGCCAACCGCCGAGCGATATCCGGCTGGCGACGCTGATGCTGGCGAGCCGCTGGTGGCGCCGTCACCACGCGCCGTCGGGCACCGCGTTCGTGCCCGATATGGGCAGCTTTGCAGCGTCGCAAGAGAATGCCGACGTGAGCGGGCTGCTCGACACCTATGACCGCTCGAGCTCGTCGTCCTGGGTGCTGGTCTAGCGGTGGTCAACGTCGAACTGCGGGGGTTCGATCAATTCGGGCGGCGCCTGAGCCGCTACCCACAACAGCAACAGGCCGAGGTGCAGCAGACGATGACCGCCGGCCTGCTGCTGATCGAGGCCACCCAGCGCAGGCTGGCGCCGCAGGACACGCGCCGGTTGCTGGGCTCGATTACCTCTGAGATCCAGACGACCAACCGGAGCATCATCGGCCGCGTCGGTCCCACGGTGCGCTACGGCTACTGGGCCGAGTACGGGCGCCGACCTGGGAAGCGGCCACCGATCGCGGCCATCGCCGGCTGGGCGCGTCGCCACGGCATTTCGCCGTTCGTGGTCGCTCGAGCGATTGGACGCCGCGGCACCCGCCGCTACCGAGGCGACCCGCGCTCGCCGCCCTATGTGGCGCCGTCGCTGACCCAGAACCTGCCCGCCTTGCAGCGCATGTTCGCGCGCATCGGCCTGCGGCTGACCAGCTATCTGTCTGGGCGGGCGGTGTGAGCAGGATGGGCGACCTGCGCAGAGGGCTCAAAGAGCGACTGGCGAGCATCGACGGGTTGCAGCCGTACGCCACCATGCCGGCTAACCCACAGACGCCCTCGGCCGCCGTCATCCCGCGAACAAAGACGCCGCTGTCGTTCGATGGTGATGCGACGTGGACGTTCGCCATCTGGGTCTACGTCAACTCGCAAGATTTAACTCGCGCACAGACCGCCATCGATGAGTATCTGTCGGACGAGGGCGACAAGAGCATCGAGGCGGCGCTCGAGGCCGACCCATCGCTCGGCGGCGTGGCGCAATCGGCGCACGTAACCGGCTGGTCAGAGTACGCCCAGCTCGTCGACCTCGGCGGCGCCCAGGTGCTCGGCTGCCGCCTCGACGTTGAGGTGCTGGCCTAGTGACCAGGCGAATACCGACGTTGAGCCTGCTGGTGCCGACGCATCGCGAGGACCGGCCGTTACAGCGCTGCCTGGACAGCGTCAGGCCGCAGCTCAAGCGCAACGACGAGGTCATCGTGGTCGGCGACACCCATGAGGGCCCATTGGATGGCGTAGAGGCGCTGGTGAAGTCCTACGGCCGTCAGTACCGCTACATGGCGGTCGACGCCGGCCATCACTGCTACGGTCACTGCCAGCTCGACGCGGGCATCGGCATCGCAAAGGGCGACTACATCCACGTCAACGACGACGACGACGTGTGGACGCCGACCGCGCTCGACGCCTTCCGCCGCAATGCCATGCGCGTCTCTGAGCCGGTGCCGTTCCTGTACCGCTTCAAGTCGTGGCTCGGGCCTATTTTCTGGGTGCAGCCTGGTCTGTTTGCGCGTAACTGGATCGGGGGCCACTGTTTGCTGGCACCGCGCGCGGGCGTAGGAAAGTTCACGTGCGAGTACAACGGCGATTTTGACTACGTCGAGTCGACGGTCAACGCCTACGGTGGGCCGACCCAGGCGATCTGGCGCGACGACATCGTGGCACTGGCGAGGCCGAGGTGACGTTGGTCGGCACCCGCGCGTACCCGCTCGCGCGCCCGACCTACGGCGTCGAGGAAATCGACGCGGTGATGGCAACGTTGCGCGACGGCCAGACGACGTGCGGGCCGCGGGTCAAGGCGTTCGAGGACGCCTTCGCCGCGTACGTCGGGCGACGCTTCGCGGTCATGGTCAACAGCGGCTCGAGCGCCGACCTGCTGGTGGCCCACACGCTCGGACCAGCGCAGCCGGGCGAGGAGATCCTGGTGCCGGCGGTCACGTGGCCGACGCAGATCTGGTCGTGTGTTATGGCCGGCTACACGGTGCGGTTGGTCGACGTCGACCCGGCCACGTTGCAGATGGACGGCGGCGACCTGAAACGCAAGATCGGGCCTCGCACACGCGGCGTGTTCCTGACGCATGTGCTGGGCAATGTGGGCAGTCTGGACGACCTGCCCGAGCTGACCATCCTTGAGGACTGCTGCGAGGCGATGGGCGCCCGCTGGCGTACGCAGCACGTCGGGACGTTTGGTCGAGCGGCGGCGTTCTCGTTTTTCTTCAGCCACGTGCTGAACACGATGGAAGGCGGCATGATCGTCACCGACAGCGAGGAGGACGCGCGGTCTTGCCGGCTGTGGCGGTCGCACGGCTGGGAACCGCGGCGCGACTACCGATTCTGGTTCCCCACGTGGGGGATGAACGTGCGGCCGACCGAGGTCCAGGGCGCGTTCGGCACCGTCCAGATGGATCGCCTCGACGGGTTTCTCAATGCCCGCGCGCATAACTACACGTTGCTGGCGAGCATCGTGACGCAGTTTGACCAGACGCTGAGTACGGCCCAGGTACTCGACGACTGCGAGCCGGCCTGGCACGGCTTCCCGGTCATGGTCGACCAGCATGCGCCGTTTTCGCGCGAGATGCTGTGCGACTACCTTGACGAGCACGGTATCGAGACACGGCCCATCGTGGCTGGCAACATCGCGCGCCAGCCGGCGGTCATCCATGACCCGCGCATCGTGGCCGGCGAGCTGCCAGGCGCCGACCTGATCCATCGCCAGGGTTTTTACATTGGCGTCCCGTCCTTTGCTGACATAGATGGGATCGGCTACGTCGAGGACACGGTCGGCGTGTTCATGCGGGCGCACGGATGCTGAGCACGCCGCCGCGGCCGACCTTGAATTACGGGCGCTACATGGCCGCAGTCGTCGAGACGCACATGCAACAGTCCGAGGAGTGGCGATTCAAATCGGACTGGCGCTATCGCGAGGTGCTCGAGCACGTCAGCCCAGCGCAGGCCGAAGCACTCGCCGTCTACATCCGCGAGGTATTCCCCGAGCATGCCGAGGCGGCGTTCGAATTACTGCCGGCCATCGCCACCGAGAATGATGCCTGGGGCGCGCCGGTCCTTGAGTCGTCGTCGGTCGGGCGCTGCTCGCCAAGCAACCTGCGCTACCTGAATCAGGCGCTCCGACTCTGGACGCACGCGGCGGAGATGGGCATGGAGCGGATGCACGTGGTCGAGATTGGCGGCGGCTACGGCGGGCTGGCGCTGTACGTCCACCGGCTGGCGCCATTGTTCCCCGACCTCGAGCTCACCGCGTACACGATCCTCGACCTGCCCGAGGTGGCGCACCTTCAGCAGCGGATGTGCGCGCTGTGGGGCGTGCCGGTCGTGGCCGCCAACGGGCTGGACGAGTACGCGTTGGCCGAGATGCGCACCGTCACGGGGCCGCGGTTCCTGTTCAGCGCCTACGCCTTCAGTGAGTTCGACGCCGACACACGCGCCTGGTACGAAGCCCGCGTGGCGCGCCAGTGCAGCCACGGCGTCCTGTACTGGAATTTCGTTCACGGATTCGCGGGCATTGCCGACAAGTATCTGGGTGGGCCGGTGTACTCGTTTGTCGACGCGCCGCTGCGACTCGAACCCGACCAGCCGGCGCGCTACGCCGAGGGCGTCATGCTGGTGCGTTTCTGATGCCCAAGCTCCAGGTCATCGTTTTCTCAAAAAATCGGCCACTGCAACTGCACGGCTACCTGTCGTCACTGTTCCTGCACTGCCGCGAAGACGTGGCCGTGAAAGTGCTGGCGCGGACCGAGCCGGTCTGGTTCCAGGACGCCTACGCACAGGTCGAACATGATTTCCCCAATGTCGAATGGCGGCACGAAACCGACTTCAGGGCTGACCTCGACGATCTCATCGGCGAGACGCCATACACGATGTTCGGCTGCGACGACGTGGCCTTTACCCGCGAGTGGGCGATCGAGTGGGCATTTGACCGCGGCGATTGTCTCGGGTTGTCGCTGCGCCTGGGCCAGCACATCACACGCGACATGTTTGGCAATCCGATGCCGCCGCCATCGCTGTGGCCGTACTGGTCGGTCGAGGGCGCGGGTGGCGACTGGGGATATCCGTGGGAAGTGCTCGGCACGGTCTATCGCACTGACTTCGTGCGGCGCATGGTGCAGCGCGTGCAGGCCAATTCGCCCAGCCAGCTCGAGGAACGCGGCTCACGCTGCTGGGCACAGGAGACGCCGCTGCGCACGTTCGCCGCATGGCCCGAGTCGCGCATCGTGGTGCCGACCGTCAACCTGGTGCAGTCGGAATTTCCGAACGGCATCTGCGGCACCGTCCCACTGGATGTCGGGTTCCTGCTTGAGTGCTGGAACCACAACCTGCGTCTCGACGTCGCACGCTACGCGGGCATGACACCGTCATCGTGGCGCGTGCCCGACTTTTTCATGGTGCGTCTATGACGGTCTGGGCCTACACCATCGTGCGCAACGAGTCGATCCTGATGCCGTACTGGCTGCGCCACTACGGCGCGTTCTGCGAACGGCTGGTGGTCTATGACGACCAGAGCGACGACGGCACGCCGAACATCGTGCGCGCCTGGGGCGCAGAAGTGCGGGAGTTCCCGAGCTCGGGTGCGTTCGACGACACCGACATGGTCACACTGGCCAACGCCACGTATCGCGAGGCGCGCGACCATGCGGATTGGGTCATCTGGGTCGACGCCGACGAGCTGATCTACCACCCGAGCATCGCCGCCCGCCTCGAGCAGTTGTCGCGCGACGGTGTGACGCTGCCCACGATCAATGGCTACTGCATGATGGCCGACGGCTTGCCGGCCGACCCGAACGGGCAACTCACCGATCAGGTCAGGACGGGTATCCGCGTCTCGCGCTACGACAAGCCCTGTGTGGTCGACCCGCGGCTCGACCTCGAGTGGTACGTCGGGCGCCACGAGATCAACGTTGCTGGCGCCGTTGCTGGTGGTGCGGACGACCCGCTCAAGCTCCTCCACTACCGTTGGTTTGGTCGCGAATATTGCGAGCAACGCAGCACGCGCAACTTTCGGCGGATGAGCAAACAGAACAAGGTCAACCGCTTCGGGTTCGAGACAGACCCACAGTACTCGGGCCCCTACAGCACCGCCTGGTATGAGCAGCAGTTGCCAAAGGCGACCGACGTGCTGTCCGTCCTGGTGAAGGCGTGAGGTTCGCACCCTATGAGCCCGCGCACGCTGACCAGGTGCTGGCTCTCTTGAGCACATGTGGCTGGGCAGATGCCGCGTTGCCGCCGCCCGAGGTGCTGGCCGATGCCAAAGAGACGGGCTGCGCGTTCGTCGCGTTACGCGATGGACAGGTGATCGGCTTTGTGCGCGCGGTTAGTGATTACGAAGTGGTGAGCTACGTGTGTGAGCTGGCGGTGCTTCCCGACGCGCGGTTAAAGGGTGTCGGCCGGGCATTGCTCGACATGGTGGCCGCGGAATATCCCGAGGCGCGCGTCGATGTGCTGTCGACCGCCGATGCCGAAGGCTTTTACGAGGCCGTGGGGTTCGTTACGAGACCCGCGTTCAGGCGGTGGCCGGCGTGACCTTAGATGTGCGCCCAACGGACTCGTTGGCGAATCTTGCGGATAGTTCGCGCACTGACGCCGTAATGGCTTGCGAGTTGAATCGCCGTGTCGGCGCTCGCGCGGATAGCAACTACCTGTTCGGCTGTAAGGCGCGCAGCGTGGTGCTCGATGCCTTTTCGAATGTGGTGCGGCCGACTCAACCCGCGGCGATGCTTGGCATCCATGTCGTGGATGTTGTCCGCCTGAGTTCCGACGAACAGATGCTCCGGATGAACACAGTGACGCACGTCGCAGGTATGCAAGACGTACATGCCATCAGGGATGGCGCCGTAATGCAGGCGAAACGAGAACCGATGTGCGTAGTCGTGAGTCCCATCCGCCCAGAATTTCCCGTAGCCCGAAGGAAATCGGTACGCGCGCCACAGCCAGCACTCGGTGGTCTTCTCAACCTTCAGCCAAAACCGCTGGTCCGCCGTCTGCCCCATGCGGTTACATTTTACCAACTGAGGGGCCGCGTATGATCGATCTCTTCCGGCCCTTCATGGCTCCAGAGGCACGAGACTTCGTGGTAAAGACGCTGACCCCTGATAAGGATGGCCGTCTTTATATCGGCGAGGGTCCGCGCGTGCAGGAGTTCGAGCAACGCTTCGGCGAGCTGGTGGGGTTATCCCCAACACCACTGGCGCTCAACTCCTGCACGTCGGCGCTCGAGCTCGCGCTGTACCTGTGCGGCGTCAGGCTGGGCTCACAGGTCATCACCACACCCATGACCTGTACCGCCACGAACGGCGCCATCGTCAGGCTCGGCGGCAGGCCCGTGTGGGCTGATGTCGATCCTGTGACAGGGCTGATCAATCCCGACGACGTGCGGCGCAAGGTGACCGGCAACACCAGGGCGATCATGGCCGTCGACTGGGCAGGCCGATCGTGCGACTACGCCAGCCTGCTGCGCATTGGACCGAAGGTCATCCAGGACGCCGCCCACAGTCTGTTCGTCGATCCGAACAATCACGGCGATTACGTGTGCTTCTCATTTCAGGCGATCAAGCATCTGACTACGGGGGATGGCGGTGCGCTGCTGGTGCCGTCGGCTCAATACGAGCGGGCGCGCCTGCTCAGGTGGTACGGCCTCGACCGCACAAGCTCTGCCGATTTCAGGTGTGCCCAAGACATTGAGGAAATCGGTTTCAAAATGCACATGAATGATGTCGCGGCCAGCATCGGGCTGGCCAACCTACCGCATATCGCGCGTCTCGTTGCCCGCCAGCGCGAGAACGCCGCGTGGTATGCGCTCGCGCTCCAGGGTGCGCCGGGTGTCGTCTGTCCTCCCACAGACGCCGGCGCGTCCTGGTGGCTTTTTTATCTCAGCGTGGATGACCGAGCGTCATTGGTCGAGCACCTCGCCAGCCGCGGCATCGCCGCCAGCCCGGTGCATCGCAGGAACGATACTCACCCGGCCTTCAGTTTTCCGAATGGCCCGCTGCCTGGCGTCGACCACATCGCCGAGCACGGGTTGGCTATTCCACTCGGCTGGTGGCTGACCGACCAGGACCGCGAACGGGTTGCGGCGGCTGTTCTTGAATGGGCGCACGCGCGTGTGCTGGTGGCCGCCTGATGTTTGCCCTGACCGAGCCGCACATGGAGCTCTTGCCGGCCGAGCCGTACGCGGGCAACGAGATCGATTGTTCCTTCAAGCAGGAGAGCCCGACCGTGTGGCTCGGTACGGCCAAGTGCAAACACGGGCAGGCGCGGACGACCACGCAATTGTTTGCACCAGGCATACCGTCGCTCAACCCGGCGCAGATGGTCGTCGGCGCATATCGCCAGCACCGGCTCATGATTGGTTGTGACTGTACGGACGCTCCGCCCAGGCTCAACGCCACGACGACCTATGCCCCATCGGCGGGGGTGACGCCCGGCGAGCGGCGCATCCTGGCCGAGACCGGCGCCAACATCCAGGGGTACGCAAAAAAGAACTTCTCGTATTACGGCCGCCTGACGTGCCTGATGACGGGCTCCTACTTCATCGATGCCAAGGTGCAACTCGCGAGCAGTGTTGCCTCAGGCGCGCGTGGGCAGGGCCAGGTATTCGTGGCCGGCACGCCGCCGATGCTGATCGCCGGGCTGGCCGACGTGGCCGGCAAAGCGACCGCGCTGCCGGTGGGCATCGTCAACCTGTATCCCAATCAGCCACTGGCCGTCGCCTACCTGAACTCGGGCGCCACCAACCAGGACGTGCAACTGGTCACGTTCACCGTCAGCGAAGTCTGGATCCCATAGGAGTATTTGCCATGCCAAGCGCACCGATCCCTCCCTGGAACGTCAAGCCGGGCGCCGGCGCAAAGCCAGCACCCAAGCCCTCGAGCGGCTCGGCGCCGACCGATCCCTCGACGCGCGTCTCAGGCCCACAGCTCACCGACCCGAGTAAGCGGGTCTCAGGCGGCTAACGGCACATGCGCGTGCTGCTGCTGCATCCAGGCGCCGTCAACAGCGTGCACGACGTGTACGTGGGCCTGGGTGCAGCGTTGCAGGCCGCGGGTGTCGACGTGCGCGAGTACGCCGTCGATCGGCGCATCGAATACGCCCAGACCTGGCTCAGCGGGCTGTGGCGTAAACGCGGCGCCGACCCGATGAGCAAGCCGACGTGGCCGGACATCATGTACTGGGCGTGCAAGGACGCGCGCGACATGGCCGAGCTGCTCAATGTCGATTGGGTGCTGGCCATCTCGGCCATGTACCTGCATCCGGATGCGCTGGTGAGCATGCGGCGGGCCGGGCTCAAGACGGCGGTGCTGTTTACCGAGTCGCCCTACGACGACGACAAGCAGGCCAGGATCGCCGAGCTGGTTGACGTGTGCTGGACGAACGAGCGCACCAGCGTGCGCATCCTGCGCGAGCACAACCCGACGACGAGTTACCTGCGCGCGGCCTACGACCCGGCCCGCCACACGCCGCTTGGGGAAATCGAGTCGGACACGGCCGCGCATGACGTGGTCTTTGTCGGGACCGGGTTCCGCGAGCGCGTCGAGCTGCTCGGCGCCGTGGACTGGTCGGGTATCGATCTGGGGCTGTACGGGTCGTGGGACCGTCGCAAGATGCCGCATCGGCTGCGGCCCTACGTGCGCGCGAACGTGATCCCGAACGCGCATGCCGCGTGGCTGTATCGACAGTCAAAGATCGGGCTCAACCTGTATCGCCGACCACCCGAGAACATCCGGGCCGAAAGCATGAATCCGCGCGCCTATGAGCTGGCCGCGTGCGGCGTGTTTCAGGTCAGCGATCGGCGCGCTGAGGCGGTCGAGACGCTGTCTTATTCGGTGCCCACGTTCAGGACGCCCGAGGACCTGGGCGAGGTGGTGCGCCAGTTCCTACCGAATCAGAAGGCCAGACGGGCGGCGGCAGTGTCAGCCCGTCGACTGATCGAACCGCACACGTTCGCCGCTCGAGCGGCGCAAATTCTGGCTGACCTCGAGCGATTCGAGCAGCAACCACTGGCGAAGGGAGCCTGATCGACTCATGGCGGTTAAATACGCTGGCAAAAACGGGTTGGTATATATCGCGACCACGGGCTCGGGCAGCCCGGCTCTGGCCGGCGGGTTCCGCGCGTTCACGATGGACGGCTCGACCGAGAAGATCGATGTGACGTCCTTCGGCGCCGTCAACCGTGAATCGGTACAGGGATTCCCCGCCTACCGCGGCACGCTCGAGGGCTTCTGGATGTCCGACGACACGACGCTGCGCACGGCATCGCTCAGCACAGACGGCACCATTGTCTACCTGTATCCGAGCTCGGCAGCGATGAGCAAATACGTCGGCGGGCCAGCGTGGATCGACATGTCAGTGCGGTCGGCGGTTGACCAGGCAGTTGGCACATCGGCCAACTTTGAAGCACGTGGGCCATGGACAAACGCTCTGTGACCGTGGCCGAAGTGCGCCGCAATGGGACGGCCGCAATGCCGTTCAAGACGGCGCGCATCGCCTTTGAGCCGCTGGGCTACACGGGTTGGTATGCCGTCGTCAGGACCGACCCGCGCAGCTCGGTCTATGACGACCTGGTGTCGTTTGGCGACCGCTGGTGGCAGGCGTTCGGTCAGGTCGTGCTCGAGTGGAACCTGACCGACGAGGACGGCGCCCCGCACCCGCTTCCGAAAGACCTCGAGTCCGAGAAGGATCTCGATTTGCGCGTTGGGGTCATTACGTATCTGTTTCGGCAGTTCATCGATGCCGTGCGGGCGGCGAGCGAAGTCCCAAAAGTGTCCGAGCCCGACTCCGGCTCTACCTCGACGACCAGCGGCACAGGCCAGAGCAGCGCGTAGGCTATGGCGTCCCGTTCGAGTATCTGCCGGTCATCCTTGCCGAGCGGTTCGGCGGCGGCCCATTCCTGTACGAGGACGTGTCGATCGATCGGCGCGAGAAGCTGCTCAGCTTGCTGGCGATCGAGGGCCAGATTGCGCACGACTGGCAGGGCATGGCCGCGGACGACGTGCTCTATCGCGTCGAGGGCTGGGAGCAGGACGAGGACTGAATGTCTACAGTCGGCCGCGGGTTGGCAAGGACAGCGCGAGTCCCGCGATCAGCAGCACGGCGCCGATCAGGAGCATGGCGTAGGCACCCTCAAGGGTTGTGGGCATTCCGTAATTCATCGCGAGCAGGATAATGGCTGAGCAGCAAGAGCTGCGCGTCATTCTGCGCACGATTGCCGAGGGCCAGGGCGCGCAGACGACTGCGAATGCGCTTCGTCAGGTCCAGCAGCAGGCATCGGCGACGAACGCGACATCTGCCCAGATGGGGGCGGGGTTTGCTGCGTCGGCGACGAGCGTCCTCAGATTCACGGCTGCGCTGACTGGCCTTACGCTCGGGTTGAGTGCTGCTGCGAGCGCAGGACAGGCGATTCAATCGACCCTCGCCAATGCGATCCAGGCGCAGGCGCAGGCTGAACGCACCGCACGTGCGACCGCCGCTGCCTATGGGCAATCGGCAGACCAGTTCGTGCGGTTCGCTGTTGCGCTCGAGCAGACATCGGGGTTCGCCCGAGATTCCATCCTCGAGGCCGCGCTGTCGGCCAGGACGCTGTCTGCCAACTACGGGCTCACGATCGAGCAAACGCAGAGACTGATCCGCGTATCAGCCGACCTCGCACGTATTCGTGGCATCGGCGTGGCCGAGTCATTTGAGCGCGTGCAAAGTGCCATCCGTGGTGAGGCTGAAGCCAGCGAGTTCCTCGGGCTGACCCTGAACGACACGTTCCTGAAAAACAACGCGATGAACGGTTCGCTGCGGCGCACGTTCGAGACGATGACCGACGCTCAGAAGGCGCAGGTTCGCTACACCGAGGTGCTGCGCCAATCGTCCCAATTCGCCGGATTGGCATCGACGAGCACGAACAGTCTCGACGCGGCATTCGCCAAGGCGGCTGCATCAGGGAGGCAACTCGAACTGACGCTCGGCCAGATCGCCAAACCCGCGACGGTGGGCGTGCTCAATCAGATGGCCGCTGCGGCGAACGCGCTGAATGCCGGACTCAAGCCTGATCCTGCGGCGGAGCGGTTCTGGCGCATTTTCTTTGACGCAACCCGAAGTCTTGGGTCGGGCATCCCCGCCGCTGGCGGGCGGGTGGTCGCCCAGGAGCAACGCGAGCGAGCCGTGCGCGAGTCAGAGCGGCAAGCACGCCGGTTGCGCGAGTTGAACGAGGGCGTGCCCTCAGGGCTGACCACGCCGACGCCCGCCGAGCTCCAGAAGATGATCAATCAGAACCGGGCAACTGAGGCGCGGCGCGCCGCCGAGCAGCGGCGTCTTGCCGAGGTCAACGAGTTGCCCCGGCAGACGGCCAATGAGAGCCTCGCCGAGCTGGCGTTCCTCGACCAGCGGGATGCCGCGGTTCGTGACGTACTCCAATTCCAGCGTGAAGGACTCGCCATTCAGACCGAGATGAATCGGCTGCGCGGCGAGGAAGCGAATGCCACGCTGGGCGTGCTGGCCGAACGCCAGGAGCTCGTGCGTATCGAGCGCGAGATTGCCAACCAGGTCGACCGTGGCTTGCAGCTCCGCCTCGAGGCGCGCAGGATCGCGGCCGAGCAACGCGCGGCACCGTCTCAGAATGCTCTACAGGACACCGAGCGAACGATCGAGCGTGCGCGGCTGGTGGCCGCTGATCTGTCGCAGGCGCCCGCTGATCGGTCCGCGGCGATTCGCGAGGCGATCAACTTGCAGCTCAGGGTTGCGCCACGCCAGCGGCTCGAAGCGTTCGACGCAGAAACGGGCGTGCTCAACGTTGACCGTGAGCAGCGCGCCAATGACCTCGCCACCCGCGCGCGGCAAAACCCGTTGCAGCAACGGCAGGCAGTTCTTCAAGAGGGACTGCGCGGCCGAGAAGATGCCATCTTCTCCATCCAGCAGGCGATGGACCGCCAGGAGACGCTGGCCAACGTGGCCGCCGCCCGGACCGACGAGGCAAACGTGCGGCTCGGACAGATCATCCAGCAGGGTATCGCGGACGGCTTTGCCAAGCAGAAACAGCCGATGCAGTTGACGGTCCAGGTGCTTGATTCGGGAGGCAACGTCACGTACGAGGAGATCCTCGAGGCCGAGGACCAGGCATCATTCCCGCCCGTCGTCCAGGTCTCGGGTGTCAGGCGGCGGCCATAGCGTGTGTCGACGTTCACCATTGGCGGCACGGTCACCACATTTACCGCAGTCATCCGCGGCTCAAGTCAGGACTCGGCCGAGCCCGAGACGCTCACCATTACGGCCTACTGGTCGACTGACGACGAGTGGCACGACGCGACCAACCTGATGACCCAGACCTACCACGTGCATAAGCCGCTGGGTGGAAATGCAGTGGTGATCGACGTGGCACGTGGCGGCGGTGCGGGCACGCTGGTGCTTACCAACGTGGGCACCACGACCGCGATCATGGTTGGCCTGCGCGCTCAGGAGTATCTGCCTGGCGTCGCGGGCGCACGCGTGGGGACCATCACGTTCATTCGGACGGCGGCCTGGTCGTGACGGTCACGGTCCGCACCCTGTCCTGCACGGTGACGTTCGCCAGCGTTGGGCTGACCGACGTGATCAGCGCACGCGGCCAGGTGTCGGCTGATGGCGGCTGGCCAACCTGCAGTGTGTTTTTGAGTGCCAAGCCTGGCAGTGGCAATGAGGAGGACTCGCTGACTGTGGTCGCGGGCGCCGGCAACAACGCCACTCGCTTTACGGGCAGGCTGCGCCGTTTCAGGTCGTCGGCATTCCCGAAGGGCATCGAGCTGCTGGCGACAGGCACGCTCGCGTACGCCGCCGAGTGGGCGCCGTCCGAGGACATCATTTTTGCGACCGAGTTTCCTACAGGTGCGACGGACGAAGACCTGGTGATGGACGCGCTCGACCGCGTGGTCAGGATCGGGTCAGGCGGCTACTCG